CAAGCGCCCTTGTCTGACTATCAACCAGATACCCACATTCGTTAATCAGGTGGTCAACGAGCAGCGCCAGAACCGCCCATCGATCAATTTTAGCCCTGATGGCGGCAAGGCATCCAAAGAGGCGGCCAAGGTGTTCCGTGGTCTAAACCGCAAGATTGAGCGGGACTGCGCGGCGGACATCGCTTATGACACTGCCTTTGATGATGCTGTAACGAGCGGATGGGGATACTGGCGGTATCTGACCGATTGGGAGAGCCCTGACAGCTTTCATCAGGTTATCGTCATCAAGCGCGTGCGCAACCCTTTCACGGTCTACCTTGACCCATACCATCAGGAGCCTGACGGTTCGGATGCGCGCTATGCGTTTGTGACGGAGATGGTGCCGCGCGAGGATTTTGAAGAGGAATATCCCGACGCGCAGCCAGTCCCCTTCTTCGAAGGCGGAGCGGGGGAAAATCTCAAGGATTGGTCTGGCAAGGACGCTGTGCGGGTTTCCGAGTATTACGAGATCAAGACCGAGATGCGCACGCTGGTGCGCCTGGACAATGGTCATGTTGGTTGGAAAGACGAGTTAAACGATAGCGTCACCAAGGCGATCGAAGCTAAGACCGCAAGGATCGTGGAGGAGCGCGAGGCTGAATGTCCTACGGTCAAATACTACAAGGTTACGGGTGTTGAGGTTCTTGATCGCTCGGATTGGTTGGGCAAGTGGATACCTATCGTCAAGGTTGTGGGCAACGAGATAGATATTGAAGGCGATGTGAAGGTTGGCGGACTGATCCGCAACGCCAAAGATGCTCAGCGTATGTTGAATTACTGGGAGACAAAGAATACCGAGGCAGTCGCCCTCGCGCCAAATAGCCCGTGGCTGGTGGAGGAGGGCCAGATTGAAGGCCATGAGCGCCAGTGGAAGAGCGCCAACACCAAACCTATGCCTTACCTGTCATACAAGGCAACGTCTGTATCTGGCAAACCCGCTCCTCCTCCTCAGCGCCAGCCTTTTGCCGGGGTGCCCGCTGGCATTCAGCAGGGCATGGAGAACAGCAAGCAACACATGATGTCCACCACGGGCATTAGATTTGATGCGTCCAAGCAAGAGCGCATGAATGACGAAAGCGGCGTGGCCGTGCGCGAGCTTCGCAGGTCAAGCGATATTGGATCATATCACTACATCGATAACCTACTTCGTTCACTGCGCCATGGCGGGCGGATCATGATGGATCTAATCCCCAAGATTTACGACGAGCGCCGCATTGTAACGATCTTGCGCGAGGATGACGGCGAAGAGGTTGTGCAGCTTGATCCACATGCCCCTCAAGCCCATGCCGAGGTGTCGCAGGGTGCAGACAAGAAGCCGATGAAAACGGTTAACCTACAGTTGGGCAAGTATGCCGTGACTGCCACCACCGGGCCTTCGTTCGCCACGCGCCGGATAGAAGCGGCTGAGAGTATGATGAACTTCGCCAAGGCTCTGCCGCAGTCGGCGCAGTTGATTGCCGATCTCATCGCCAAGTATCAGGACTGGGATGGAGCTGAAGAGATGGCGACGCGCCTTGCCAAGGCTGTGCCGCCGCAGTTCCTCACCGCCGATCAGAAGGACGTGCCGCCGCAGGTGCAGGCGATGATCCAGAACCTCGAGGCCAATGTCAAACAACTCACCGTGCAGTTGCAGCAGGCGATGAAAGCCCTGGCTGAAAAGGGTGAGGATCGGGCCATCGCGAAAGACAAGATCGAAAAAGACTTCATGGTCAAACTTCTCGGCGTCATCCAGAAGTCGGAAGATGCCAACGCCAAGATTGATCTTGAAAAGATACAGACGATTATTGATGTTGTTGACAAGGCCGAGGGTCGCCAGGTTGAGGCAGATAGAACAGCCGCGATGGCTAAAGACCAAGGCAAACAAGGGTCAGGCAATGATATTGCAAACCTACCAAGATAAGAGTATAGACGAGACACCGCTTCATGCGGGTTGGCTTACCGAGTGCCGCAAACTCGGGTGTTAGTCGGATGACCACAACCTTACCGGCAGGAAGCCGGGTCAGCACAGAGTGCAAACCTCAAGGAACTCAGCATGACTGATGTGACTGCCATTGCCATGTTCGAAAACCAGCCGAAGGCAGGCCCTGCCTTGTCGGCTACTTCCGATGCGCCAGTGATCGACATCACCAAAAACACTGCAGACGAGGCTCAGGCCGAGCACGATGCCAAGGTTGAGGAGCGGGTTGCTGATAAGCAAGCTGTCGATGACACTGCGGATGCTACGGGCGATGATGATGAGCCCAAGACGCGCAATGACAAGCGCGTGCCCGTTGGTGAAGTAACCAAGGCCCGCGCGAAGGCGAGAGAGGCGGAAGCCAAGGCCGCCGCCCTTGCCGAGCAGAACGCAGCTTTGGCCAAGTCGCTGGAGGCTGTGACCACCAAGAAGGCTGAACCGCCCGCCGACAAACCTGTCAGGGGTAATTTCGACAATCCCGATGCGTTTGACGCCGCATTGGATGCGTGGACTGACGGACAGATTGCCAAGGCGAAAGAAGAGGCAATCCAGAAGGATCGCGCTGAGCGTCAGCAGCAGATTGAGCGTCAGAACCAAGAGCGCCTAGCTGATAATTACCGCAACAATGTCGAGGCCTTCAAGGCCGGTCATTCGGACTTTGACGAGGTATTTAGCGACGATCTGCCCATCAGTCGAGATATGGCGTTGGCGATTGCGGAATCGGACAAGCCCGCCGATCTATCCTATTGGCTGGGCAAAAACCCGGACGAGTGCGCGCGTATTTATGCGCTGCCCCCTGTCAAGCAGATTTATGAACTTGGCCGTATCGAGGCGCGATTGAGCTCTCCAGAGGTCAAGGCTTCCAACCCCAAGCCCGCACCAATCAAGCCTGTCGGCCAGCGTTCGGGTGAGACGGTTAAAAACCCCAACGAGATGGGGGACGAATATTTCGCGCACCGACAAGCCCAAATCAATGCGGAGCGGCGCGCTCTGCTGCAATGACGTAAAGGAAAGCCATGTCCACTAACGCCCTTCTGTCGCCATCGCTCATCACCAAGGAAACCCTTGTGATGCTCGAAAACAACCTTGTCGCCGCTGGCAAGGTTAACCGTCAATTCGAGAACCAGTTTGTGAAGATCGGCAGTTCGCTGACCGTTCGCAAGCCAAATCGGTTTACGGTGACTTCGGGGCCGGGCCTGTCTATTCAGAACATCAGCGAGCCGAGCACTTCGATCACCATCAGCAACCAGAAGCACGTTGACTTTCAGTTCTCGTCGCAAGACCTGACGCTGACCATCGAAGAGTTTAGCGAGCGTTATTGCAAGCCCGCTGCTTCGGAACTCGCCAACCAGCTCGACTATGATACGCTGACCAACACGTTCAGCTTCTCCAATCTTGTTGGCACCCCCGGCACGGTGCCCAACTCGTTCGCATCGCTTGCTGCTGTTGGTCAGCGTATGGATGAACTCGGCGCTCCTCAGGATGGACGCGTGCTAATCCTAAATCCGCAAGCCTATTGGTCGATAGCGAATGCTTTCATCGCGGTTTATGTGAAGTCGGTTGCTGAGGGAGCCCTGAAGGGTTTTCTTGCCAACCTCGCCAACTTCATGATCTTCATGGATCAGAACATCCAGCAGCACACCAACGGCAACTATGCTGGCTCTGGCGTGGTCAACGGCGCTGGGCAGACTGGTTCCAGCATTATCACCAACGGCTGGACGGCCAGCAGGACCAACCTGCTTCTGCCTGGTGATGTCATCACCTTGGCTGGTGTGTATCAGGTGAGCAGCAAGTCTCCTCGCCAGTCCACCGGCGCGCTCAAGAACTTCACCGTCACTTCGGCGGTTTCGTCCGACAGCGGCGGCAATGCCACCATCAACATTTTCCCCGCGATCACCACGACTGGTGCCTATCAGAACTCGACCGCCTCGCCTGCCAACCTTGCGGGTGTTTCGGTCATTTCCGGCAACGCCAACACCGCATACTTCAACAACATCGCGTTTGTTAAGGATGCTATCGGCCTCGTCACCGTTCCGCTGGAACTGCCGGAAGGCGTCGATTTCCGCGCCCGCGAGATGTATAAGGGCATCTCCATGCGTATTATTCGCGCATACGACATCTCGAACGACGTTTTTCCAGCTCGAATTGATATCCTATACGGAACTACGCAATTCTACGATGACCTAGGAGTTCGGCTTACCAATTAGGGCGCGGATAATGTCTGAACCTTACAAGCCCGAGGCGAAGAAGATGCCGAAGGGGTGGAAGTCCCCGATGCGGACGCCGCTATATCACGTGGTGGCTGACTGGCGCGGTGAGCCCAAGCCTGTTGTTCTGACGCCGGGTCTTATCCGTGAGGTTGCGGACGAGATACGGGCTAACATTGCCAAGGCTATCATCGACGGCAAGAATACGTATCTGTCCAATCCGACTGTTGTTCTCTGTCATATATAAGGAAGCCTGATCATGGGCATTGTCACCGCCACCGTCAACTCGAATGTCCCGACCACTACCCAGATCACCAACGGCGATCCGGGCGGTGAGGTTGTTTTTCCTTCTACCACTGCTCCTGGTGCGTTCTTTGGCAAGACGCCGGTTGTGCAGCCGAGCGGCCCTAATCAGGCTGCGCTGGTGCAGGGTCAGCAGGCTGGCATTATCACCACCTATGGCAGCACGCAGAGCCCTTCGGCGGTGGCGGCTAACACGGCGGCTGAGCAGTCTCTGACCGTCCAGAGCGGCACGGTGACGGCTACCCGCACGCTGATTGCGACGGGTGATCTTCTGTTCATCAACAAGCCAACCGCGCAGGCTGGTCTCGGCATTGGCAACGTCCGCGTTGCTGGCTCCAACAGCATTGGCGTCAACTTCAACAACGCGACTGGCAGTTCTATCACCCCGACCGCCTCGCAGGCATATACGGTGGTTGCCATTCGTGGCCTGCCCTCGCTGACGGCTACTCTGTCGCCTGTCGCGGTTGCGGCCAACACCACCATTGAGCAGCAGTTTACGGTTACTGGCGTTGTGGCTGGTCAACTTCTGCAGGTATCGAAGCCAACCGCTCAGGCTGGTCTCGATATTGTTGGCATCCGTTGTGTGGCTAATAACGTGGTTGGCATCACCTTCGCCAACTTTACCGGATCGGCCATCACTCCGACTGCTGCCGAGGTTTATACCTTCATCACGCTGTCTGGCATTGATGCAATCAGCAACTTCATGACGTTCTCGCTCAACGCTGGCACGATTGGCGCGATTGGCGCTGGACTGGTTGTGACGGGCGGCAACACCACGATGGTCGGCGCGCTGGCCAGCGATATCCCGATTGGCCCGCCCTCGCAGGTGACGGCTCAGGCGGCGGCTACCAATGCGGCGGTTCCTGCCCTGTCGATCATCTCGGCTGATACGCTGACGATGTATTTCAGCGGTATCGGCACCGGGGCTACTCCGACCGCCAGCCTGACTTATGACCAGCTCGTTTATCGTCTGGCC